GAACAATATAACATTGAAGCTTCGTTAGATAACGAAAGTATAAACGCTATAGTCAAAGCAAAATCAGCACTCGCAGATACTGATACAGTTGTATTTCAACCTGTTATAAACGCTGCTACTTTTGAAATGCAACTAGAAATGGTGTTTGGAGGAAATATTGAACACTCAAATAAAGTATCGTTTTATTTACCTAATATTGAAACAAATGATTTGCCTCCAATGTTTAAAGTTCATTACAATTCTAATCTAATTAAAGAAATTATGTATTGTAATAAAGATGTAGCTAACTGTACTATGGGAATTAATTTAGATGGAGTTATGAAACTTGCTTTTGATAATGGAAATACTAAAAGTGAATATTATTTAGTAGCTAAAGAACTATAATGAAAAAACCAGATAATGTAGCTGAAAGTCCAGGATTATTACCTTATGGAACTAATGTAAGTGCTCCTGCTATTAAAGTTGAAGATATTACTGCTTGGAAATCAGTTAACGCGGTTAAAGTAAACCACCAACTTCAAACTAAGTTTAATGAATTAAAAGAAGAATATAAAAAATTAGTAGAAGAATATAAATGGAATGAATTAGTTTATAATGCTAAATTTGCTTTTGAGCCTGTTATAGGACAAACTTATCATTTATATGTTGGTAGAGATGGAAACATATTTTTATCTATGGTAAATCCAAATGAGTGGAATTATGACTGTGTAGGTAGTTTTTCATTAGACTCTAATAATAAATGGAATAAAATTTAAAAATTAATATATTTATTATAAAGTTATGGGTTTTGAATTAATTAAGGTTGGTGACGACTTATATACAGTCGAGCGTAAAATTCCTGAGTATGCGGGAATAGATACAAATTTATTTAAAGGATATACTAACACAACAAATGTTTTTAGAAAAGACGGGTTATTTTATTTTTGTCGTTTGGTTGAAGAGGCTCAAATAATAGAAGATGAACCAATAGAAGAATTACCTCCCGTTGAAAATAGTTTGGAAAATCAATAAAAGTTTGTTATATTAACGTTATGAGTACAGAAAAAGAATATACCCGTTTTATTAATGATCCCATAATGGATCCGTATTTCATCTCAATGGATGATAACTGTATGACTGTTAATATTAGAGTTATTCCTGATTCCCGTTATACTGATTCGGGTAAAGAATATACTAAAATTATCGGACATTATAGTAATTTATCTACTGCTTTAAAATCAATTGCTAAAGATAAAATTAATAGCAAATCATACGACTCAATACAAGGTTATATTGAAGAATACAATACATTAATCAATTCATTCACAGAAAAAATAAAAATTTAAATATGGCATTAGAGGCACTTTTTAACGCGGTTATCGTAAAACCAGTTGAAGTTGAAGAAACTTCATATGGTGGGATCATTGTTCCTGATTTAGGAAATGAAAAAAATAAAACAGGTAAAATTGTATCTGTAGGTGAAGGTCACTCCTCATTTACAGGTGTTTTCTTACCCACTGTTTTAAAAGTAGGAGATGTAGTAGTACTACCTACAATGGGGTTCACTAAATTTGATTATGAAGGTGAAGAATATTGGATTGGTAAGGAAAATGATATTTTAGCAAAAATTAGTTAATATGAGCAAAATTATAGAATTCGGTCCTGAAGGACGTAAAAAATTAGCAGAAGGTATTGAGAAACTATCTAATGCAGTGACCGCTACTCTAGGACCTAATGGTCGTAATGTAGTAATTGCAAACGGAGGTGTTCCTCAATCAACAAAGGATGGTGTTACTGTAGCTAAATCCATTACTTTAGAAAATCCACTTGAAGAAGTAGGTGTTCAACTAGTTAAACAAGCAGCTATTAAAACAGCTGAATTGGCTGGTGATGGTACTACTACTTCTACTTTGCTAGCTTCAGAAATGATTAAAGCAGGCATGTTGGAGTTGAGTAATGATCGTAACGCTGTTGAAATTAAAAGACAAATGGATGTAGCAGTTAAAGAAGTTATAGTTGCTCTACATAATGAGATTAAAGAAGACATTTCATCTGAAGACCAACTTAAACAAATTGCTACTATTTCAGCAAATAATGATCCTGAAGTAGGAGAATTGATTGCAACAGCAATGCAAAAAGTAGGTCGTGAAGGTGTAGTGTTTATTGAAGAGTCTAAAAATGGTGAAACATATCTTGAAACAGTAGAAGGTATGCAATTTGATAGAGGTTACAAATCACCTTATTTTGTTACAGATAATAATTCAATGAGTACTACTATTAATGATCCTTATATTTTGATCGCTGATAAAAAATTCACTACTGTAAAAGAATTGTTACCTATTTTAGAAGCCGTTTCAAGTCAAAATAAACCTTTAGTATTAATTGCTGAAGATATTGATGGTGAAGCTTTAGCTACTTTGATTGTAAACAAAGCAAGAGGTATTTTGAAAACTGTAGCTATTAAAGCTCCTGATTTTGGAGATCGTAGAAAATTGTTACTTGAAGATATTGCTATTATGACTGGTGGTCAAGTGTTTAGTACTGAAAAAGGTATGAAACTTGATAAATTCAGTTGGGATTGGTTTGGTCAAGCTAGAGTAGTTACTGTAAATAAAGATCAAACAACTATTGTTGATGGTAAAGGAGATTCAGACACAATTACTAATCGTATTGAAGAATTGCAAAATCAAATTGACAATGCTCAATCACCATATGAAAAAGAAAAATTGCAAGAACGTTTAGCTAAGTTTGTTGGTGGTGTTGCAATTGTACATGTAGGTGGATTTACAGAATCTGAAATGCGTGAAAAGAAAGATCGTGTTGATGATGCTCTACAAGCAACTAAAGCCGCTCTAGAAGAAGGTATTGTACCAGGTGGTGGAGCTGCTTTATTACATGCTCGTGAGCATATTCAAAGAGATAGTATTGGAGCTGATATTGTTTATAAAGCATGTGGTTCTCCATTTAAGAAAATTTTAGCTAATGCTGGTATTGACCAAGAATATGTTTACCATGCTATGAATGAAATTAGAACTGCTGATTATTGGATTGGTTATAATCTAAAAACAGATGATTTTGTAGACATGAAAGAAGCAGGTATCATTGATCCAGCTAAAGTAACTCGTACAGCACTTGAAAATGCAGTATCAGTAGCAGGAACAGTATTATTAACAGAAGCTGTTGTAGTTGACAAACCAGAAGATAAGAAAGATGATGGTGGGTTTGGAGACATGATGGGAATGATGTAAAAATTAAAATATGCAGGATGCAGTATCACTAATTGGAAAACTTATTAATATTGATGGTCAATTACTTACTGTCAAAACATTATATTTTGTTCCTGGTACTGATAGGATTTATGTAGGTATGGCCACAGCAGGTCATACTTACATAAACTATCCTATTGAGACATTAATTCCTTATTTTAAAGAACAAATTAAGTTATGAACAAAACAGAAGTTAAAGAAAAATTAATTGAAATCGGCCGTCGTGTCCCACCAGGTGACCAATGGGAAATGAGTAATGTTAATGCTGTACAAAAATCATTAACAGATGCTTTAGAATCATGGTTTCAAATTAATAAAGTTAAACCAAAAGCGTTTCGATTAGATTTGGCTCAAGGTAAACTTTATGCTATATTTACTGAAGAAGTTGAAATCTTAGAACCAGAACCAAAACGTTACAACATATATGGCGATTACTAAAGAACATACTATTTTCGTAGAGAAATATAGACCTAAAACACTTGATAATTATATCTGTGATGAACAGATTCGTGAGAAAATTCAAGAATTTATAACTAATCAAGACATACCTCATTTAGGGTTCTTTGGATTACAAGGATCAGGTAAATCAACTTTAGCTAAAATATTAGTTAATAGTATTGATTGTGATTTTATCTATTTGAATGCTACTGAGAATAGAGGTATGGATGATATTAAAGAAAAAGTAGGTTCATTTGCTTCTGCTCGTGGTTTCAAACCATTAAAAATTGTTATTCTAGATGAATCAACTCATATTTTACAAGCATCACAAGTATTGCTTTTGAATATGATTGAAACATATAGTCTAACTACTAGATTTATTCTAACAGGTAACTATCCAGAAAGATTAATTCCACCACTTAGAAGTAGATTACAAGAATTTAAATTAACTCCTCCATCTAAAAAAGTAGTAGCAAAACATGTTTATGAAATTCTAAATCAAGAAAGTATTGAGTTTCAACTTGAAGATTTAGCTGCTATAGTAAATAGTTCATATCCTGATTTTAGAAAAATTATTAATGATTGTCAAAAATATATTATTGATAATAAACTTACATTACCTTCTACTTTAGGTAAAAATGAGGATGTTCAAAGTAAAATTTTAGATGAATTAAAAAAACCAACTACTAAAACGTTTAATAACATCAGACAGATTATCGCTGATAATGATGTTTCTTCATTTGAAGACGTTTTTAAACACCTATATGAGCGTACAAACGAATATGCTGTTGGGTGTGAGGGACAAATAGCTATTATAATTAATGAATGTCTTTATCAATCTAATTTTAGAGTAGATTTAGAGATTAATTTTATGTCTGCTGTTTCTAGAATTATTGAAGTATTAAAAACAAATAAAAGACTATAATATGAAAAACAACCAACTAAATCTAAACATTGATTTGTCTAAAACCACAGCAGTAGAAACTCCATCAGGTGGTAAAATTTGGAGTCAAGGAGTTATTCTTCGTAAAGTATCTAGGTTCGTTGTTGGATCTGATGAAGACGCTCTTATTCCAATTCCTGTATTTTATGATGTTGAAAGTGGAGAAATTTTGCTTGAGACATTGCCTAAGGAGCTAAGAAAAGAATATGGCGGTGACACTATTTGATTGGCTTAAAGAAATTACAGGTACAAAAAAACAATGGTCTTCATTTAGTGAAGAGGATCAAAAACAATTTAACCCTTATATGGTTCATAGATACATTAGTATGTATGAACCTTATATAGAGGTTTCAAATGTCGCTCAACTCCTCCCTCAAAATGATAAAGAAAAAATATATCAATTTTATTGCAATATGATTCCAAAAAACAATATATGGTTAAAGTATATAAAAGGTTCACGTAAAAAACCTAATGAGAAAATACTTAAATGCATAGCTGATTATTATACTATTTCATTAGGAGAGGCAGAAGATTATATTTATATTTTAAAAAAAGAAGGTATAGGTTATATTCTAGAAAAATCAGGAGTTGATGAAAAAGAAATTAAAAAACTATTAAAAGAAATCAAATGACAAAAAACAGCGAAGTTTACGGAGTTAAACATAGTATTGAAACTCGTACAATATTAAAAACAGACTCTATTGTTGATTCAATTATTGATGAACATATTACTAGAGCTGAAATGGGTAAAAACAAATACAATAATACTCTAGATAGAACAGATCTATCAGTATTAGATTATTTGCAACACGCTAAAGAAGAAGCAATGGATTTAGCTCTCTATCTAGAGAAAACAATTCAGTTGCTTAAAGGTAAAAAATAAGTTTTGACTAGAAAGAAAAAAATACCCGCACTTGTAAAACAAATCAAAAAACATACTCTGAAAGAAGTTAATTATGCTTTTGAAAAAGCAATTTCTTATAGTCAGATGTCTATGTTTTTGTCTTGTCCACATAAATGGTCTTTACAATATAGAGACGGTCATTATACATCTGAACAGTCTATTCATATGACATTCGGAACTGCAATACATGAGGTTATACAACATTATATAACAACTATATATGACATTAGTGGCGCTGAAGCGGACCGAATTGATTTAGAAGCATATTTTGAAGAGCGTTTTAGAGAAACATATTTAAAAGATTACAAATCAAATAAAAACATTCATTTCTCAGATCCAGTTGAAATGAGAGAATTTTATGAAGATGGTTTAGCTATTTTAAATTTTGTAAAGAAAAAACGAAGTGGGTATTTTGGAAAACGAGGATGGTTTTTAGTAGGTTGTGAAGTACCTTTGCTACTTAATCCTCATCCAGAGTTTAAAACTATTTTATATAAAGGCTATTTGGATGTTGTTTTGTATCATGAGCCAACTAACACTTTTAAAATTATAGATATTAAAACATCTAGAAGTGGTTGGGATGATAAAACTAAAAAAGATGAAACAAAACAACTCCAACTAGTACTTTATAAAAAATTTTATAGTCAACAGTTTGGAGTACCTGAAGACAATATTGAAATAGAATTCTTTATTGTTAAAAGGAAAATATGGGAAGAATCTCCATTCCCAATTTCAAGAATTCAAGAGTACACGCCAGCAAGTGGTAAAGTAAAAATGAATAAAGCAACTAACACTATTAATTCATTTATAGAGGAAGTGTTTAATCATGATGGTTCTCATAAAAAGAAAACATTTGAACCAAATCCTAGTAAATGGAACTGTACTTTTTGTCCTTTTAAAGATCGCAAAGATCTTTGCCAAGCAGGCGTATTTTAATGAATCCGCATATATTTATATACGACATTAAATAAAAGCTATGACAAATAAAAAGGATATGACATTGACCTCTGTGAAAGTACAGAGTGAGTTATTCGAACAGTTTAAAATTAATTGTGTAAAGTATAAATTTTCTTTACAAAAGCTTGCTGACCGTGCTATTCATTTATATATTACGGATGAAGATTTTAGAAAAAAAATGCATTCACACAACAATTTAGACATTAAAGATTAAAAAAATTTTATGAAAGATAAATTCGGTTATTTACCTCCTGATCAGAGGAAAAAGGTTTTGCTTATCTGTGATGATATTAGAGTTCATTCAGGTATAGCAACAGTTGCTAGAGAAATTGTTATTCACACAGCCCATCATTTTAATTGGATTAATATAGCAGGAGCTATTCAACATCCAGAAAAAGGACAAAGGTTTGATTTAAGTGAAGACACAAATAAAAACGCAGGTATTGAAGACTCTTCAGTATTCCTATATCCAGTAGACGGATATGGAGATGCTGAGTTTGTTAGACAAATGATTAAATTTGAAAAACCTGATGCTATTATGTTAATTACTGATCCTCGTTATTTTGTTTGGTTGTTCCAAATTGAAAATGAAATCAGAAAACATACTCCTATTGTTTATTTAAATATTTGGGACGATTATCCAGCTCCAATTTACAACAAACCATTCTATGAAGCATGTGATTTGTTGATGGGTATTTCAAAACAAACAGTAAACATCAATAAAATTGTTTTAGGTGATAAAGCAGATAATAAAATCCTTAAATACATTCCTCATGGATTGAATAGTGATATTTTTAAACCACTAGATAAAAACACTCCAGAGTTGAAAGAATTTAAGAAACAACTTTTTAAAGGTAAAGAATATGATTTTGCTTTGTTGTTTAATTCTAGAAACATTAGACGTAAACAAATTCCTGATACAATTTTAGCTTACAAATATTTTATTGATCAGTTACCAGAATCAGAAGCTAAAAAATGTGCTTTAGTATTACATACAGAACGTATTAGTGAACATGGTACTGATTTAGATGCTGTAATTGAATTGTTATGTAATGAGCCCAAATATAATATTATCTTTACAGATAGTAGATATGATGCTTATCAAATGAATTTGCTATATAATTGTACAGATGCTCAAATCTTATTAACATCTAATGAAGGATGGGGATTAAGTA